GATAATGATACGGTTGCGGAAGACTCAAACAATCCATTAGCAGACCATCTTTCTCTAAGCAAGGCAGATATTGAAAAGTTTACACCCAAGAAAAGAGGAAGAAAACCAAAGAAGAAGAAGGGCCCGCTTGAAGAGTTGGGGGACTAAACTCAATGAAGATTGCTGTTATTAATGATACGCACTTTGGTGCAAGGGGCGATTCTCAGATATTTTTTGATTACTTCATGAAGTTCTTCGATGATATCTTCTTCCCCTATCTCAAAGAGAATCAAATAAAGACCGTGATACATGCAGGAGACTTCATGGACAGAAGGAAGTTTGTTAACTTCAGCATTCTGAACCAAGTCCGAAGCAGATTTATATCTCGTCTACAAGAAGAGGGTATTCAAGTTCACTGTATCTTGGGTAACCATGATGTCTACTATAGAAACACCAACAATGTAAACTCAACAACAGAACTTTTCTCTGGTGATATGAAAATTTATGAGGAACCAGAAGTTGTTGATTTTGATGGGTTTCCTATTGCACTTCTGCCGTGGGTAAACAAAGAGAATCACGAAGAAGCGGTTGAGTTTATTAAGAATGCCTCTGCTTCTATGTTGGTCGGACATCTAGAACTTGATGGTTATGAAGTTATGAGGGGAATCAACCATCACGGTGGTATGGATGCAAAACTATTTACAAGATACGAGAAAGTTCTTTCAGGTCACTTCCATTGTAGGCAAGAGAAAGATAACATCTACTACATGGGAACTCAATATCAAATCACTTTTGCTGATATGAATGAGGTGAAGGGATTCCATGTTCTTGATACAGATACCAGAGACATTGAGTTTATTGAAAACCCATATAGAATGTTTCACACCATCACCTACAATGATGAAGACGGACCGATGGATGTCAACGAGTTGGATTACTCACATCTTAAAGGTTCGTATGTTAAAGTTTTCGTTGACCACAAAGAACATCCTTACACATTCGATAGGTTCACTGACAAGTTATATGATGCAGGTATTGCAAAGATTACAATTGTTGAAGAAGTTAACGATGCAGAGTGGACTAAGGAAGAGATTGTGGATTTAGCCCAAGATACGGTCACTCTCATAAACAATGAGATTGATTCGATGGAAGAGGTTAAAGATAAAGACAAGATGAAGACTCTCATCAAAGAGTTGTACATGGAGAGTTTGTCGCTGTGATTATTTTTCAGACATTGAGTTGGAAGAATTTTCTTTCAACTGGTAACTACAAAACTACTGTTGATATGACAAGACACGACAACACACTTGTGTCTGGTGAAAACGGTGCAGGTAAATCTACGATGCTTGATGCATTAACATTTGCACTGTTTGGTAAATCATTCCGTGGTATCAATATACCACAGTTGGTAAACTCCATCAACGAAAAGGGATGTGAAGTCGAGATTGAATTCTTGATTGGTAAGGATGAGTATAAAGTTTCTAGAGGAATCAAACCAAAGAAGTTTGAAATCTATAAGAACGGTTTGCTTCTTGACCAAGATGCCAAAGCCAAAGACTACCAGAAGATTCTAGAAGAACAGATACTCAAGATGACCTACAAATCATTTTGTCAGGTTGTGATTCTTGGGTCATCTAATTATGTTCCGTTTATGAAACTCACTGCCGCAGATAGAAGGTCTGTTGTTGAGAATCTTCTAGACATTGATGTGTTTTCTGTGATGAATACTTTGGTTCGTGGTAGACTACAATCATCAAAGGAGTTAGTTAAAGACATCGACCATAAGATTGAAATTGCCAAAAGCAAGGTTGACGAGAAGCAGAAATTTATTTCTACACTTGAGAAGAAGTCAAGTGATTCTATCGAGAAGTACAAAACTGAAATCGAAGAAAACCAGAAAAAAATTAAAGAGATTGAGGATGAAGTTTCAACGATTCGTTCCAATGTTGAGCATCTACTCGGTGAAGTTAGAGATAAAGACATTGTTCCTAAGTCATTAATCACGATGGAATCAGATTACAAACAGTTCAACAGTGAAATGAAATCCATCGAAAAGAATATCAACTTCTACAAAGAGAATGACACATGCCCATCATGTAAACAAGACATTCAACAACACCATAAAGATTGTATGTTCGAGGAGAAGGAAAGCGAACGCAAAAGTGTATTGGATAGGATGGAAGAACTATCTTCTATGATTGAAAATACTGAGAAAAGATTGACCGACATTAATTCTATCTTAGACACCGTGCATAATCATGAAAAGAAAATTTCTCTCAAGCAGAATGAGGCAAGTGCATGTTCTCAGTACATCAACAAGATGCAGAAGAGTATTGAATCTGTTCTCAATGAAGGAACAGAAGTCCAAGAAGCCAAGGATGATTTAAATCAACTAATAGGTGAGGGTAAACAACATGTTGTCACACGAAAAGAACTTGTGGAAGACCAACATTACTATAGCATTGCTTCTTCTCTTTTGAGAGATAGTGGTATTAAAGCCAAGATTATCAAACACTATCTTCCTATTATGAACAAGTTGATTAATAAGTACCTAACCGAAATGGACTTCTTTTGTCAGTTTAATCTTGATGAAAACTTCAACGAGACAATCAAGAGCCGACATCGTGACGAGTTTACCTATCACAGTTTCAGTGAAGGTGAACGATTGCGTATTGACTTGTCTTTGCTTCTTGCATGGAGAGAGATTGCACGACTGAAAAACAGTGTAAACTGTAATCTTCTGATTCTTGATGAGGTGTTTGATTCAAGTCTCGATGCAGTTGGAACAGAAGAATTCCTGAAATTGCTAACGGCGTTCGGAACCCGCGCCAATATTTTTGTCATCAGTCATAAGTCTGATTCCATGACTGATAAGTTTAGTAACCATATTATGTTTGAGAAGAAGAACAACTTTAGTAAGTTGGTAGGAGGATAGAGTGAGTTTCAAAATTGATGATTACATTAAAGGAGATGCCTTTGAATATCTACCAAGGATGCCTGACAAATGTGCTGACCTAGTTTTCACTTCATGTCCAGACTTATCACAGACCGAGTTTGACAAAACTTCAGATGGTATTCGCTCATACCAAGAGTTCCAAAAGAAGGCAACAAAAGAATTTGCTAGAATTGTCAAGACAGATGGGTTCGTTGTAATCTGTCAAACTGACAGGAGAGTGAACGGGTCTATTCTCTCCAACCATATGCATTATGCTAAATGTTTGGAAGAAGAAGGAATGCATCTCAAAGATTACAAGATTGTTGTGAGGAATGAAGTAGGTAAACGAGACATGTATTACTTTACATTCCAACATATGTTAGTATATACATATAAAGGAACAATAACAAGAAAAGGGGATTGGTTAAGGGACATTTATGTTGACAAACAGAACAAGGTTCTGAATCAGTCTGTATGGTCGCAAGATTTTTGTGATTATGTTATTGAGAATTTAACAAATGATGGTGCTTTAGTTGTTGACCCCTTTGCAGGCGTAGGGCCGGTCTTGTGGTCTGCAAAAAGGCTTGGTAGACATTACTGGGGTGCAGAATTAGAAGAGAAGTTCTATAATGATGAATTCAAACAGTTCCGAACAACCCTCCCCGTGTAGCACAACAACGGAGGCACCAATGGTGAAATATCAAATCATAAACGAAAATACTCCCGTTGAAGAGTACGATGGTATTCTTTACAAGAGAGATGATTTATTTCAACCCTTCGGTATGCATGGAACATGCGGTGGTAAGGTAAGACAAGCCATCTCATTAATTAGAACAAACCTTAACACCATTCAAGAAGACTTTGGTGGTAAGGTAGTAACACATACACAAGTTCATTCTACCACTGGTACAATCATGGCACAAGTTTGTAAGTTCTATGAACTTGATTGCATTGTTTGCATCGGTGGTTCTTCTCCCAAGACATTAAATAATCATCACATGATGGTTCTCGCAAAACATTGGGGTGCAGATATTAGAAATGTTTGCGGGACTGGAATGCATGGGCCCGTTCTCAAAAGAATGAGAGATTTAGCAGAGGCGGAAAATGCTTTCAATGCTGTTTACAGTGACAATGTTGATAACTTTCCAAAGTGTATATTAGATACAACCGCAGAACAGGTTATGAATATTCCTGATTACTTGGATAACTTGGTCATTCCCGTAGGAAGCGGCATCCAGATGGCTGCCATTCTGAGAGGATTGGTAAAGTATGAAAAGACGGTCAAAAATATTTACGGTGTTTGTATCGGGCCAGATAGAAGTAGTAAGATTGACTACTATGTGAATCCACTAGAGTATCCGCTCCTTGATTACAACATGGTGCCGATTAAGACTCAATATGGCAAAGGCGAAACTCAATTCTTTGGTGGTGGTATGATGGATGAGTTGTATGAGGCAAAAGCACACAAATGGATGGTAGAAAATATTGATACTTCCAAGAAAACACTTTTCTGGATTGTTGGCAGAAGACCAACACGGGCGGAAGTTTATGAAAATTATGACTTGACTTTACCTTGATGTGATGTATAATTATGGAAATGAATACAGTGACAAAACCATTTTTTGAAAGAAATGATTCTTTATTGAATCATGAGATTAATTGCCAGTTTGATGATTTGGTAGCGATGACTCCTGATGAGTTTCGTGATTGGGTTATTGAAATGAGGAAGACTGTTGTCGATATTTGGGACAATCAGGGTAATCCTCCAAGAACTGGCAAAAACGAATCAGACATTGTAGACGAGTGGAACAAAATGGAAGGTTTCCCCGTCCATAAGAATTTTGTATTCACCGATGAGTTGTCTGATATTGAAGATGATGTCATCATCAACCGTGTTAGGTTGGGTGCAGAAGTTGACCAGTGGTTTTCTAATATGATGAAGACCCGAATCAACTACAGCGACAAGGACAATGGCCATTCCATTTATGACTTGTTTGCCGATGATAAGTTTCTTGAGAGAATGTATAAAGGTTCTATGCGACATTTTCGTAGAGACTCAATGTACAATCATGCAAAGTCTGCCATTCGAAAAGACCCCAAGTTCTCAGTAGTTTCTGTTGAGACTGGTGAAGAGTGGTTGACTGCATTCCGAAACAAGCCTGTGATTTTCAAAGGCAAAAACTTCATGCTTGAAGAGGTGAAGGTGAGGGAGGGTGTCAACAGTGGTTATCACCAGTTGAACCAGTCTGATATTCTTCACTTGACGAAGCAACAAGTTCTTGACTATAAAGAAAAGGGATGGCTTGAGTATAAGAATCACAGTACCTTCGACATCGACAACATGCCAGATAACACAGTGTATAACATCAGAGTATACAAAACAGGAGAGAAGATTTTCCCGAAGGGATTTGCC